GTTTTGATGATGCTAAAGACGAGCCTAAAAAAGAGAAACCGAAACCCGTCCAAACGGTTGCCTCGGCTGGTCGTAGTCAACAAGGACGCAGAACTGTGAAACTCACCAAGTCACAGGTAGCTATTGCTAAAAGATTAGGGGTGCCACTAGAGGAATACGCTAGATACGTGAAGGAGGAAAAATAGTTATGGATACAATTAAGAGAACTTCACGGGAGTCAGAGACCAAAGCTTCAAAAGAAGCTAAAAAAACTTGGACTCCACCATCCAGTTTGGATGCACCACCTGCACCGAATGGTTACGCCCATAGATGGATACGTACTACCATTCAAGGTTTTGAAGATACAGCTAATGTATCTAAGAAGCTTAGGGAAGGTTGGGATTTTGTAAAGGTCGAACAGATTGAAAATGAAATCGGCACTAACAAATATCCTTTCTATACCGAAGGTAAATATCAGGGGTGTATAGGAATTGGAGGCCTTGTGCTGGCAAGGATACCAGAAGAGATTTTGGTCGCACGTGCTGAGTACTTTAATAAAGTAACTCAAGACAGAATGAACGCGGTTGACAATGATCTTATGAAGGAACAGCACCCGGATATGCCTATCAATATTGATAGACAATCCAGAGTGACCTTTGGTGGTGGACGTAAAAAATAATTTTTTTGCAATACCTACCGGGTCTTTAAAATAAACTGTTAAAAGGAGAACAAACATGGCAAACGTAAGTGAAAAGTTCGGTCTAAGACCGTACAGAAAACTAGACGGAACACCATTAGTTGGAGCTCAGAACAGATACACTATTGCAAGCGGACACACTACTGCAATTTTCCAAGGAGACATGGTTATTCCATTAACTTCTGGAAACATTGACAGGCACTCTGCGGGCAGTGGTACAGCTATTCTGGGTGTTTTTAACGGATGTTTTTATACAGATCCAACTACTCAAAAGCCAACTTACTCGAACTACTACCCAGGTTCAGTTGCAGCAAGCGATATTACAGCGTTTGTTGTTGATGATCCTGATGCTGTATTTCTTGTAGACGCTGATTCGGCTTTTCCGAGATCAAGTCTGTATACCAACTATTCGGTAACAAACACAACAGGTGTAACACAAACAGGACTATCAAAAGTACAATTGGATGTATCAACAGCATCAACTAATGCTACATTCGCTGTACAAGCAATTGACATTTCGCAGGATCCAGACAATTCGGATACTACGACTGACAATGCTAATATTCTTGTTAGAATCAACAATCACTTCTATAGAAGTGGTACGGGCGTATAATAGGAGAAATAAATTATGGCTATATCACGATCACAACTAGTTAAAGAACTAGAGCCAGGTTTAAATGCACTATTTGGCCTGGAATATAACAGATATGAAAATCAGCATGCTGAAATTTTCGTAACTGAAACATCTGACAGAGCTTTCGAAGAGGAAGTAATGTTAAGCGGTTTTGCTTCTGCACCAACTAAACAAGAAGGTGCTGGAGTAGTGTTTGATACTGCGGGTGAAACTTTCACAAGTAGATACAACCACGAAACAATCGCATTAGCATTCTCTATCACTGAGGAAGCAATCGAAGATAACCTATACGACAGATTAGCTGCAAGATACACAAGAGCTCTTGCAAGATCTATGTCGAATACGAAGCAAGTTAAAGCTGCAAACGTATTGAACCAAGCGCAAGTAACTACTGTAACAGGTGGTCACGGAGTATCATTAATTAATGCTTCACACCCACTAGCTACTGGTGGTACTTTCTCTAACGTTCTTGCAACTGCTGCAGACTTAAACGAAACTTCACTAGAGCAAGCGTTAATCGATATCGCTGGTTTTGTAGACGAAAGAGGTCTAAAAATCGCAGCTCAAGGTAGAAAAATGATAATTCCAAAAGAATTACAATTTACTGCTGAGAGATTGATGAAATCACCTCAAAGAGTCGGAACTGCTGATAACGATATCAACGCAATCGCATCAATGGGAATGGTTCCAGAAGGTTACAGAGTTAACAACTTCTTAACTGACACTGACTCATTCTTCTTAATGACTGATATACCTAACGGATTAAAACACTTCGTTAGATCACCAATTAAGACTGCGATTGAAGGTGACTTCGATACTGGTAACGTAAGATTCAAAGCTAGAGAAAGATACTCTTTTGGATTCTCTGATCCTAGATGTATTTTTGGTAACGGAAACTTACCAACTAGCTAATAAATACTAACTAGTATTTCTTAAAAGGGGCGGTGTTCACATCGCCCCTTTTTTTATGTATAATATAAACAACCTAGAAAAAATTATTATGTAGACTGGCTAGGCAGACGGTATAGAGACTACATAACGAACGCTATACAAAGGAGAAAATTATGGCATCAACTACTTTTTCAGGACCAGTACGTTCTGAAGGTGGCTTTCAAATAGCTACTAAAAACTCAACAACAGGAGCAGTTACAACAAGATACAGTTCAGGTATGCCTGACCTAACAGGTTTGGTTTTAGCTGATACAGCAACAGGTGCAAATATTTCTATCGCTGATGGAATTATTGCAGTTGTAGACTACACTGGTGCAGCAGCATGTGCTGTGGCATTACCAGCAGCAACTAGAGGTGCAATTGCAGTTTACGTTCAAGCTAAAGATACAGCTGGCGGAACTAATACTTTAACTTTTAATGCAGCAGGTACTGACGTTTGGGCAACTGGTTCTTTGATTGAATCAAGAGCAGGAAATGAAGTAACTTTTGATACTTCAGCAGCAGGTGAAACACAATTAGTTTACACACCAGCTGACGCGGCAACTAATCTTTTTACTACTGGAAGCAAAATTGCTTTTATGTGTTATGAAGATGGTACTTGGCACATTGCAACTGAATTCACTGGTGCAGCAGCAGCTGTCACTGGTGCGTTTGCATTTGCAGCTTAATAATTAAATAGTGGCTCCTTCGGGAGCCACAACT